ACTGATCCTAATGTGACAGAGGGCGCACCTATCTGGACGGATGGCACAACCGACTATCAGGTAGTTTCTGGTTTGCTAGATGGTGAATACGTCACATCTGATCCTATCCAAGCACAAGATGACCGCGTAAACGTGGTTGTCGGAATGAACGGACTTGATGCCCTCGCAGCAATGGGTCTGACGGTTAAGGAGCCTGTAGATGGCTAAGACTCCAGTGTGGCAAAGGGCAGAGGGCAAGAACCCTAAAGGCGGACTCAACGCCAAGGGTCGCGCCGCCTACAACAAGGCTAATCCCGAAAAGCCGGGGCTGAAGGCTCCGCAGCCAGAGGGAGGTCCACGCAGGGACTCTTTTTGCGCCCGTATGACAGGCATGAAGAAGAAACTTACGAGTGCAAAAACGGCTAATGACCCCAACAGCCGTATCAACAAAAGCCTTCGGGCGTGGAAATGCTGAGGAAACTATGCCACTGAATGCTAAGGGCAAGAAGATCAAGGCCGCTATGGAAAAAGATTATGGTAAAGACAAGGGCGACCGTGTCTTCTATGCTTCTGAGAACAAAGGCACGATCAAGGGTGTGACTGCCACCAAGAAGAAGGGGAAGAAGTGATGGCTATTGGTCGTGGATCTATGACTAAAGAGATGTTTGGCAACCGCACCAAAGGTATGAAAACTGGCGGCGCTGTGCCGCCCGGTGATGGTGCAAAGAAGACCACAAGCCAAGCCCTCAATACTGCTGCCACCCCCGCCATGAAGAAGGGCGGAAAAGTTCAATCGAGCTTTATGAAGATGGTGGCAAAGAAGGCTTCTACCCCCAAGAAAATGAAGTGAGATTGACATGACGGTTGTAGTGCCAGACCTACCAGAACTGTTTGAGGAAGCCTTTGAGAGGGCTGGCCTTGAAATGCGGTCCGGCTATGACCTCAAGACAGCCCGCCGCAGCCTCAACATTATGACGTTGGAGTGGGCTAACCGTGGCCTGAACCTCTTCACCATAGAATCAGGCACACAGGCGCTCACCGCTGGAACCAAGACCTATACGATGCCCACAGGCACGATTGATCTAATTGAGCATCAGCTTCGTACAGGTAGCGGGACATCTCAGACCGACACATACCTTGAGCGTGTGTCCGTCTCTAACTACGCACAGTTGACCAACAAGGAGACCACTGGTCGCCCCACACAGGTCTATGTGCAGCGCCTCTCTACGGCCACTACAGTGACCCTGTGGCCCGTTCCCGACAACACCACCCCATACACCCTTGTGTACTACAGGCTGAAGTTCATTGATGGCCTTTCGTCTGGTATTGGCGGTGACGTTACGACAGTTCCTCCACGCTTTGTGCCAGCCCTTGTGGCTGGCCTTGCGTATTACATCGCTTGCAAGAAGCCTCAGTCACAGGCTCTCATCCCCATGCTCAAGCAAGAGTATGAAGATCAGTTCGCACTTGCATCCGAAGAAGATCGTGACCGTGCTTCGGTCATGTTTGTACCGTTCAGCAGCTTTGTGATGGGGTACTGATGGCATACGCAAAGGGTAGTAAGGCATTTGGCTTTTGTGACCTGACAGGGTTTCGCTATCCGCTGAATGAACTTGTGTGGGAAATCAAGCTTGGCAAGAGGACGGGGTTTCGCGTTGGTAAAGACGTTGTGGACCCTGATCAGCCACAGCTTTACCTTGGGCGGGTCAAGATCTTCGACCCTCAGTCCTTGTATCAGCCACGGGTGGATACGTCTCAGGCTGAAGCAAATGCTTTGTTTGGATGGAACCCTGTTTGGAATCCACTGCAATATGCGGTAGGATCTGTTGGAACTGTAACCGTAACTACCACCTAAGGAGGCCAAGATGGCTCAAGATGACTACAAAGAAGGCGTAGACTACGAGATGGTTGATAAGGACGGGTATCAAACCCGCCGCTTCTTCACCAAGAAAGAAAAGGATGCCATGAAGGCCCCCAAGGCCGCTGCACCCAAGGCAAAGGCGAAGGCAAAGAAGCCCAAGTTCAGCGTTGATATGGCAGAAAATGCAATCAACAAGGCTGCAACCAAGGGTCAGCCAATGGATTCATCTCCGCGCCCGAAGCCGCGCCCTGTAGACAAGACCCCGACTCCGGTGAAGTTGGCAAAGCCCGGAGATATCACTGTCTCCCCTCTCAGCAGCACAAAGTACGGTATCAAGAACTACAACGACAACCTCTCAGCGGCTCAAGCCGCACGCGCAAAGAATGCGTACAAGACAGGCGGCATGATCAAAGAGGGTTCTGCCAAAGATATGCGCGAAGACAAGGCTATGGCCAAGAAGCGCGGCATGTCCATGAAGAAGTGGGAAAGCTCTGCGGCTGACAAGAAGCATGACGCCCCCAAGAAGATGGCTACTGACGGTGTTGTGAAGAAAGCCACTGGTGGGTCTATGCGAGGCACTGGTGCTGCAATTCGCGGCAAGGGCTATTCTGGCTGCTACTAAGTTCTATCGAACTTCTGGGTGAAACATGAACTACACGCAGCTTAATCAGGCCATATGTGACTATACGGAAAACTACGAAGCAACCTTCGTGGCAAACATTCCGAATTTTGTCCAACAGAATGAAGAGCGCATCTATCGCTCCGTGATGATCCCAGAGCTTCGCAAGAACGTGACGGGAAGTCTGACGGCTGGCAACAAGTACCTTGCCAGACCAACAGACTTCCTTTCAGTCTTCTCTCTGGCCGTCATTGATGATGATGGCACATACAATTACCTCATCGACAAAGATGTAAACTTTATGCGTGAGGCATACCCAAATCCATCTACAGGTGGACTGCCGAAATACTATGGGCAGTTTGATGGTGATATTGCATCTTCAAGCTATGGAAACCTGATCTTGGGTCCAACCCCGGATCAGTCATACCAAGTTGAGTTGCACTACTACTATGATCCGCCATCAATTGTGGACACTGGAACATCATGGCTTGGAGAGAATGCAGAAACTGTCTTGCTATATGGATCTCTTGTCGAAGCATATGTGTTTATGAAGGGTGACGGAGACCTTATGGCAGCATATAAGGCTCAATACGATGAGGCACTTCAACGTCTAGGCGTCATCGACTATCGCAGCAAGCGCGATAGCTACAGAGACGGTGAACCAAGGGTGGATAAATGAACGCTGGAGTTATGAATATCCCAAGGGACATTCCAATTGTGACTGTGCATACAACATCTGGTCGCGGATTTACGCCAGAAGAGATTGCGGTGCGTTGCGCTGATAGACTCATGTATGTGGCTGACAGTGCGCCACTTGCAATTCGCGAGCAAGCACGGGCCTTCAAGGATCACATTGAGAAAGTTGTCGCAATCTACATGCGCGAAGCTATCGCAAGTGATCGCACAACTGTGTACAATACCATAAAATCTGCGGGTCATGCCGACCTCGCTGAACTGATCAGGAGGATCTGAAATGGACTACGGGAGGCTTTACACTGCGTTGATGGAGAAGGCTTCCCAACGTCAGTTGTTCGGATACGCTGAGAAACATCACATAGTTCCCAAGTGTATGGGTGGTTCCAATGCAAAAAGCAACCTAGTGTTGCTGACCGCAAAAGAACACTTCATTGCTCACAAGCTACTTGTTCGAATACACCCAAGTGTTCGCGGACTTTGGTTGGCCTTGATTGCTATGGGCCGCATACCAGATTTTAAGGCACGAATCTTCGCTTCTGAGAGGGAACGCGCAGCAGCGTCTCGTAGGGGCTTTAAGTATACGGATGAGTCTTGCTTGAAGATGAGTAAATCTGCAAAAGCACGCGGCAGAAACTCTCCGGGTACTGAGTTTAAGGACGGGCAGACCTCATGGAATGCGGGCCTTCCCACAGAAATGTCTCATCGTTACGGTAAGATACATAGTGATGAGACTCGCGCAAAGATGGTAGACGCACAGCAAGCACGTCGTGATGAACATTCCGTGCTGATGAAACTATGGTGGGCCGATAGGAAGGCTGCTACCAAACAAAAGGAGATACGGCTTTGAGCTTCACGGGAAATTTTATGTGTACCTCGTTCAAGACTGAACTCTTGAAGGGTTGCCACGACTTCACACTCAGCACAGGTGACGTGTTTAAGTTGGCACTGTACACCAACACAGCATCCTTCACGGCTGCAACCACCGCATACACCGCGACCAACGAAGTTGGTGCTTCTGGATCATACGCCGCTGGCGGCGGCACACTGACCAACATCACGGCAGTTAACTCAGGGACCACGGCGTTCACAGACTTCGCTGACCTGACGTTCACCACTGCAACCATCACTGCCCGTGGCGCGTTGATTTACAACACCACCCCTAATACGACTTCTTCGGCTGGTCTGACCAACCCAACCGTTGTTGTCTTGGACTTTGGCGCTGACAAAACTTCTACCGCTGGTGACTTCACCATTGTGTTCCCGACCGCTGACGCTACTAACGCCATCATCCGTATCGCGTAAGGTATCACGCTATGGTGACGCTGGTTAACCGCGCAAAGATGACCACAGCAACCACGGGGACGGGGACAATAACCCTCGGCTCCGTGCTTGGTGGCTTTCAGTCTTTTGCTTCCGCTGGGGCACCTAACGGTGGAACAGTGCGGTATACCATTGAAGATGGCCTTGACTGGGAAATTGGCACTGGAGTTTACACGTCATCTGGTACCACTCTATCGCGTACTTTGACTTCATCCAGCAC